ATGACCCGTTATATGGAAATGTACCATAAGCAGCTTGAAGCCAACGTGAAGCTTGAGGCCGAGCTGGAATACGTGACTGAGTATCGCGATCGATACCTGCGCTTCATTCAGGAAACGGGGCGCCAAATCGAGTTCATGACCTGGTACGCCAAGGATTTGGGGCTTGCCGACGAGTTCATTGAACTGATGCCGGTTGAGCCGCCGGTCCAGCGATCCTAAACAGGAGTCGCGACATGCAGCTAAATCAACCGAAAGACCCGCGAGACATCATCCTCGATCAAGTCGAGGGCGGTTTGCTACTCTTGCTGGATGCCGTGAAGGCTGGCGACCCGCAGAGCGAGATTGAATGGCGTATCCAGGAAGAGTTGCGCTTGGTACGTAGCCGCAGCTAAGCGACCAGTTTCAGTCCCCACTCTCGCACTCTCGAGGAACCGATGGCGACCAAAGGCAACGGAAAGACGATTCAGTGGTTGCGTGACCACGCCAATCATGACGGCGACTATTGCTTGATCTGGCCGTTCAACCGGAACCCAAATGGCTACGGCCAACTCGTGTATCTCCAGAAGTCCGGCTATGCCCACCGGATGATGTGCGAGATGGCTCACGGACCGGCGCCGAGCCGCGAGCACGAAGCGGCACATTCGTGCGGCAATGGGCATATGGGCTGCGCCCACCCGAAGCATCTTTCTTGGAAAACGCGCTCAGAGAACCGCCTTGACTGCCAGCAGCACGGCACCCAGCGCAGGGCGAGGAGCGCAACCGAGGGCCGCTTGACCCCCGCTCAGGTCTTGGGGATCAAGGCACTCAAGGGAAAGAAAACCCAGGCCGAGATCGCGTTTACTTTCGGCGTCTCAGAGCCAACGATCCGGGACATCTTTCTCGGCAGGTCGCACGCGAGGCCGCCCAAGATCAAATTCTACACGCCGGAAGAGGACGCCAAGATCCGCGACGCGATAGCGCGTGGCTGCAACTTCACAGAGATCGGACGGCTTGTTGGACGCCAGCCGCATGCCGTCTCAGGCCGCGCCTATCGGCTTGGATGGAAATCCGGTAAGCCCGTTCAGTCTCGCCGTGCTGGCCAATGATCTCTACACCCCTAGGAGGATAGGATGAGCGAGATGATTGAGCGGGTCGCCAAGGCGATCGAAGCCGCCTCACAGCCCCCGGGCCAAAAGGATTACAAGATCCTTATGGAGAACGCCGCCCGTGCCGCTATCGAGGCGATGCGGGAGCCAACGGACTCGATGATTGTCGAGGCCATGACGACAGCCTACCCCACGGTAGCCGAGGCTGGCGGCGTCCTCGAGCAGGGACGTGCAGCGGCGCGGCTTGAATGGCAGGCTATGATCGATGCCGCACTCTCACGCTCCCCCTGAGACACTAGTCCAGCCGCTGGTTTAACTCGCGCCGGAGCTTCTTGGCGGTCTCGTAGGATATCTTCCAGCGGACAAAGGTGCCGTCACCGGGCCCGATGGTGATGCAGTAGTCATCGGGCTTGTCGCCAGTGATGCAGGCTATCTTGGCCTCGCGGTCTTCGCTCAAGCCGACTCCTCGATCGTAGGGCGGACCGGCTCTCCCTCCCCCTCCCACTTGCAAAGCGTCGAGTAAAGTCCGTGACTCGTCCCGGTCAATGCTGGCAGCGCCTTCCATCCGACCTTCTCCCAGAGATAGACGAACCCGTTCGGAACATAATGATACACGCCGCCGATTCCGCTTGCCATCACTCTTTCTCGAACTTGTGTTTTTTGCGTGCTTCCTTAGTAGCCCGTTGGCTTTGCCGAGCGCGGAAGAACAACTTGCCCTTATCGACCTTGAAATCTGTGATGTGAACGAGCCCGCAGTGACAACACATGTCGCGCTGCCCAACCCATGACGCCTCGTACCATTCGCCGTCGATGACCTGCGTGTATTTCATACTGGCTTCCCCGAGAACCACGACCCGCATTCCTGGCATTGATGGCGATGATAGCGGGCCTTCAACTTCACTGTGACGCCTCTCCGTTGGGTATTCGTGCTCTCACACGTCGGGCAAGCAATGCCGGGCGGTCGATCTCTAACTGCCCTGTACAGGCCCATATTCGGATGGTTCGGCATCCACGGCTTAATGCGCTCATAGACCCTTGCCAGTAGCTCCGTGTCCTGCTTGCAGTATCGCCGCATGATACGCCACGATTTCGGATCGCCGTCTTCGACACACCCTCGCCACAGGGCGGCGCCTGTATTGGGAATCTTCCGCCCCTCGCTGAGATAGCGCCCGATATTGTCCAGCTTGTTGCTGTCAAACTTGAAGGCCCTGCGAGCCGCTTTAAGCGTGTCGATCGTCTTGAAGGGGCTTGGCGGCTTGAAGCCGTTGGTGATCAGCCTCGAATTGATCTTCTTAATGTCGAAAGCGTCGCCGTTGTGCGCGACCACAATATCCGCAGTATCCAGGAGATGACGAAGCGTGCCGCAAAGAGCCGAATCGTCATGTCGATTGCGTTTGTAGCGAGGGAAATCAGGCAGCGCCGCCGTCTTGACGGTCTTTTCATGCCCCCATTTCCAGGACACCATCAGGATGTAGGTATCGCGAACCACGTAAACGGCGCCGGCATATGGCGGGCGCTGAGACCACGAAGTCATTAGGATTGGGGCGGTCTCGATGTCGATGAATAGGAGCTTTGGCCCCATTCACACACCGCCAGTTTGGACGAAGCACCAGACGTGACCAGAGGTATTTACAAAGATGACCGAGTGGCCCGTTGGATTCCCGCGATCGAACTTGAGCTTGTAGGGCGGGATTTCGAACTCTGTCCCGACCGGGATATGCGGTCGATTCAATGGAGCATCGTCGCGGTCGTCCGTGATCCTGCAATAGGCCTTGCCGTCGCGGGCAAAGTAATCATCGCACCAGTAAGCGTCTGCGAGCCCGCAGCAAGATGAGGCGGGGTTGTCGGGCTGCATCAGGCTTCCGTACCAGGCGTCGTTCGCGTGGTCATGGTCATGAGCGAACGCCTTGACCGTCAGAGCCACCACTAGAACTACGACGATAGCGAGCGCGTAGAGGATCTTCCGCCACGCCGAAGCCATCCCATCTTCTGCGGTCATATCGTATCATCCTCGGCTTGCGTGCAGCCGAGTTTTGCGGTGATGGCCCCGCGCTGACTTTTGACATACTCTTTGACCGCGTTGCGCAGGGCTGCGCCCTCATCGGTCTTGGCAAAATCCATGCAGGCTTCCAGCGTCTCAAAGTCTGCATTGTATGGGAGCACTTGAGAGGGCTGCTCAGCAGGCACTCCATTAACGACCGCGAAGATCACGGCAACGAGCTTGAACATGCTATTTCCCCAACATGGTTTTAAATCCGAGCCACAAGGCCCCTGCTACGCCCGTAACGACCACACCGATTGCAGCCGTCCAGCCCACCCGTTCCACTTGCTCATAGCTTTTGCGAAAGCGGCGAAGGTGCTGGAAGTCCGCCCGGATCTCCTTGCGATCCTCTTCCTCGATGCCGAACGAGGTCAGGATCGTCGCGATTGTCTTGAGAACGGCGTCGTCAATGTCTTTAGGGGCGAGCATCTTTTGCTCGGCGAGGACTTCCTGGACGACCCCCTTGATTTCGTCTGCTGTCATCGGAAGACCGTCGCGTAGGTCTTCACGCCCTCATGCCAGCGGTCTTTGAATGCGACGGGCTTCGGCAACTTGTCGGCCTTGGGCTTCGGACAGATAGCCTTCTTGGCCGCGTTGTCTTCCTTGATCTCGGCTATCGTCTGATCTGTGTCTTTGCGCGACCACGACAATTGCCTAAGCGCCGTACAAGTCACCTTGTCGCTAGTCGGGGCGGCGGTTTTCGTCATCGTCGCGCAGCTTGGTAGGATCACGAGCAAGCTCAGAACGAACATCGTCGCGGGCTTGGTTGGCAGCGGAAATGGTTTCATCGGCTTGCAGATTCCCCTCAAGGATAGCTTCATCGCGGCCTGCCTGCCGGTCTTCCTCGCGACGCTGCCCACCGAGCAGATCGCGAAGAAAACCGAAGAAGGCAGCAATCGCGGCTGCGATCGAGAACATTTACTTAACCGGCGCGTTCACAGCGGCAGACGGGGAGTTCGATTCAACGACCTTGACGCCGTTGGTCTCGTCCTTGTTGATCACCGGGATCTGAATGCCCTGGGTGGCAGCAAAGCCGGAAATCGCCGTCGAGATAGCAAGCACGGCCATCGCAAGCAGCGGCTCAATGCTACCCATCGGCCAGCCCTTTGCCACGCCCCAGGCGATGATCGCGCCAGAGCCAGCCGCCAGCCCCTTGTTGATCAGGGCTCCGACCGGCTGTGCGAAGTATCCAATTAGAGCTTTCCAGTCCATTTCGTCTCCTTACGGGTTCATATCGTCGAGGGCGCCGGCCTTGGCGGCCAGAGCTTCCGCGCCGTCAGCGATTTCCTTGAGGGCCGCTTCCTGCTCCGGGGTCAGGCCAGCAACCGGCATGGCAGCGATCTTCGCCAGCAGAACATCGACATCGCCCTTGATGGCGTCGAGCTTTGCGCTGGTGGCTTCTTGGGCGGCTTTGGCGCGGGCAACTTCTTCTTCGAATGACATTTGCAGAGACTCCAGTTTTTCGAGGATTGAACCGATCTGCGTTTCAATTCGGCAAAGACGGTCGGTATCGTCCTTGTCGTGGTAGTGATGGTGGTGGATGATGATCGTCACAGGCGCGCCAATTCGGCGACCTTGGCCTGCACCAGCTTGATCAGCGCAGCCTTATCGACCCCTTTGCCAGGGCACGTTTTGGTGGTCTTCGGATCGTCCCGGTGGAAGTGCAGGCCGCGGACCTTCTTCTCAAAGGGCGCTAGTTGCAGGCCGGTTGCGAGATGCAGGCAAGCCAGCCCCTCGACGTACTTGTCCCTGATCGCCCCGTCGAACTTCTCACGGTCGAAATCGCCGACGCACTCGACGCCCCACGACATCGCATTGAACGAGACCGCGTGAACGCCGCGCGCAGTCGGCGGCGACAGGACACAGAAATTGTTCGGGGTGAAGAAGAAGTGGGGGCCGGAGCTCCACTTCATCGTCTCGCCGTAGTACTTGGCGAGGTTCTTCAGCCATTGCTCATCGGTGACCGGCTTGGCGCGGGTCTGCCAGCCCTGCCACGTCTTCAGGTCCGGGGCGCCCGTGTGGTGCATCGTCACGAACTGAGGACGCCAAGTACCGAACTTTATGCCCTTCAGATAGCCGAGGAACCCGGCAGCCGTTGGGAAGCACTTCCCCACATTAGGGATCGCCATCAATTTCTCCAATGTTTTGAATCAGTTGCGCAACCGCAGATATTGCGGTGCACATTGTCAATCAGGCGTTGACTCTCGGCCCGGTTGAGACTCTAAATTTCTGCCCGGAACAGGAGGAACTTGGAATGACTGACAAGCCGCCTGCCAAGCCATCCACGCTCGCAAACACCAGCGTTACCGCACAGCTCGGGTCGGAGCCGGTCGGCCCGGAGTGGGAAGTCCAACACCTGTTTACGCGGCCTTCAGTGACGCTGATCGATGGCAGCAAATCAGGCCGTCTCGTCATGCGTCGAATGGTGAACGGCGAGTTGCAGTATCGAGAGCCGACCAAAGAAGAGAGCCGCGAGTACGTCAGCAAGACCGCTTGGTGAAATCATGGATGTAGAAACAATTCTCGGGGTCGCGCTTGTGCTGTTCACGCTCTACGGTCTTGTGCGTATTGGGCTGGCTTACTTGTTCCCGAAGGACACCTAGCTTACAAAATTCTTAGGATGTAATTGCACACGATCGTGGGCTGCACGATCGTAAACGCCGTGCTCGTTCCGCCCTGCGCCGTACCCGTAAAGGTCGGGTTGGTGAAGGATGCATTAATCCCCGCCCCCCCGGCGATGCCGGTAATAGCGTTAGTCCCGCCAAACTGGAATTGATTCGTCGATGTGCTAATGGCCGCTGCGCCGCCGCTGTTGGTGCCGGCCGGCGTATAAGGCGGCAGGTTTGCAGTTTCGAGCGTCTTGGTCTGCGCACCGCCCTTGTCGCCTAGCGAGTCGATCCCGGATACGGCATCCGTAAGAATGCCCGCACCGCCATCTGCCGCTGCCGAGACGCGCCCGCGCTTGTCAGGCAAGTTGAACGTGGTCGACCCGTCGCCGACCCCATGGGTCGTGCCCATAATGGCGAACAGCGTCGCATAGGTCGTGCGGTTGATCGCCTGACCGATAGGAAACGCAAAGGAAGTGTTAGGAGCGGTTGGCCCCCAATAGTCGAGCCCGCCGGCAAGCGGAATGTTGTAAGGGTTTCCGTAAAAGTTATGCAGATACCAAACCGCGTCTGAGTTGTTGTAAGTGGCAACGTAGGGCGTGCCGAGAATTAGCGTCCCGGCGAGCAATTCAACACTCGGAGAGGGTCGCAGCGGCTTCGCGCCAAGCCCATCGACATTGAGCGTAACCGTTGCCCCGTTCGTGGCGTGCGGCGTGAAGGCAATTAAAGCGCCGTTCATATTCGCCAGCGAGTCGAAGATTTGGTTTGAGGTCACGGTGTACGCTGTTGACGAGCCGCCGGTCACGATCGCACCGGCGATGTCGTCGCGATACCCTGCCAGCGACGCCATCATGGCCCGGCCGGAATCGTTCACGCTGGACGGGGCCTGGCCCTCTTGCCAATTGACCTGCGCATCAGCGGTAGCGTTGCTGGCGGCCGTCTTCGACCACTTGAAGAAAAACAGGCTCATTGATTATCCTCGGGAAAAGACAGGGGCCTTGAAGGCCGCGCGAAGTTTGGAAAGATCGGGCTGGCGGCGCTGCGGGAACATGATCGGCGGAAGCTGCATCTGCTCGGCCGGCATCTGGGCGAACAGGCCGCCACCCCCTTGAGGCTGTGGCTGCTGTGGTTGCTGGGCGAACAGAGGTGGTGCGGCTTGCGGTAAAGGTGCGGCGGGCGGGGCTGCGGCGGCCTGTGGCGCGGGTTGCGGTTGCCCGCCTCCATAGGAGGCAAATGCTTTGGCAGCGTACTGCGTGCGCTGTGGGTGGCTTCCTGGGACGTTCCAGTCCTTGGGCCGCTCATAGGCCAGCATCGCCCTTGTGGCTTCTTCCGGTGTCTGAGCTGCTAAGAGCTTGTCATAGGCAGCCTTTTCTGGCCCCTTTAATTCGGAGTGCAGGAACTCAAGCTGTGTGGTAAGATCGGTGTGGGGGACGCCCTTTGAGGCCGCATAATCCTTGAGTGCCTGCGCCCGCGTGCTGTTCCACTGTCCGATGCCGATGCTGTCGCTGCCGTCCCGTCCGTCCCCCCGGTTTATGGTCTGGGTATTCAGCCCTTGGCCGGATTCGCCCTGGAGATTGCCGACAATGCCTGCCGCTTGAACCGGAGACATCCCTTGGCTGACAAAGTAGTTGAAGGCGATTTGGGCGTTGTCCTGCGGTGCAGGAGCGCTAGATCCGCCAACTATTGAATCGATGAGGCCCATGGATATTGATCTGCCGCCTTCTGAGTATCGTTCGGAACGCAAAAAGCCCCACGAACCCTTCTTCGGGCCGGGGCTTCCTGATGCACTCGCTTACTTGTTCGGTATGTTCTCAGTAATGGCGCTGTTGTACCTGTTCAGGCACTAGCGCCGAAGTGGTCCTAAGTTCGGGCCTGTATAGGGTTTGTCCTGACCGGGACCGGCCACAGCCAATCCGCCAGCACCGCCGCGGCCCATCGATCGGGCGAGACGCTGCACCATCTGAATGCGCTGGACGGTCTCGTCTACCATTCGCTGGAATTGCGCGGTATTCAGATTGCCGCCGCGCTGCAAGAGCGTCTGTTGCACGGCTTGACGAACGGCCGGAGTGTTGCCTGACAAGGCATTCGAGCCAGCAGCGATGGCCGAGCGGAGAGCACCGCCCCAATTCCCCGTTCCGATCTGTGTCACCATCGAACTGATCAGCGTTGGGTCGACGCCCATAGCGGCGTCGTCTGCGGCGTTTTCTACTGTCTTGGAATTGCCCGTTGCGGCATGGCGCGTCTGGAACATCGTATCTTCGCGGCCAATTCGGCGCTGCATCAGAGCATTGCCGGGAGCCATTGCCGCCGCCTCATCGGCGAAAGCATCATTGATAAGCGGGCGGGCCTTGTCTGCGTTGCGCGCGGCGCCCTGCGCGTTGGCAATCAGGGGGTCTACATATCCCGCGCGGTAGGCGGCCTGCCCCTGCGGCGACTGCCCCTGAAACTCGGGGATAATGTCTTCGGTTCGGCCGCGTGTGGCGGCCTGCCTCCCCTGCTGAACGGCGCCGATGTCGCGGGACGTTTGGGCAAATTGAGCGTTCGCCGCTCGATATCCGTTGCTGGCGTTCTCCATCGCAGAATCGAGTTGGCGAACCGCGTTGCCGATCAACCTGGCCCGATTGCCCTGCCCAGCCTGAACTGCGGTTTGCGCCGCGTCCGCCATATCGCCGCGGATACGCTGCACGGCATCAAAGTCGTCGGGATTGACCCTCGCCAGTCGCTGGCGGTACGGCGTCAAGATTGCTTCGATGCTATCATTGGCAGGCGTCAGAACCTGCCCAGGCTGAGTCCCGATGACGCGATCGAGATTGTTTATCGCTGGTGTGACATCCACGCGGCCGGCATCATTACGAACGGCGCTATAGGCCGTGTCGGCATCGGCCGTGCGCTGTGCTGTCAGCCTCGCCTCGGTCTGAGCCGCCGTCTGCGGGCTGTCGAACCCCTCGGCGAGCGCGTTGGAAATACGCCGGCCCTGCATCGCCTGTCGGCTGTCCAGAAAGTTAAGCCCCTCTGTCCGGGCCTGCCCCGGAGCGCGGGTCGTGCTGGCAAGCAAACGCTGGCCGGCGTTCCCCATTGCGTCAGCACGGGTAAACATGCCCTGCCCTTCACTGGCAGCGGCAGACACCGAATCATCAATCTGCTGCGGCGTCATTCCGCTTTCGTGCACGCCGCGGGCGACCTGGGAATTAGCGAACCCGGTCGGATTGACTCGAGCCCTGATATTGCTGACGATCGGAGAAGCCACCGCACCGGCGACAGACAACGCGGGCGGCAGCGCCCCACCAAGAAGGCCACCAATTCCGAAGCCTTTGAGCGCATTCATGCCGCGCTCAGCGAGGCCATTACCCTCCATCGCGCCAGAGAATCCGCCGATAAGCGCCGAATCTCCAGCCGAGGCCGCAGTGCGAGCCATTAAGCCAGCTTCAGGAGCTAGATTGCGGGCAAGCGTCCAGCCACCACGCGCGAGACCCGCGCCGCTAGTGAGACCGCCAAGGATCTCGGCACCCGCTCCCAGAGCACCCGTATTCTTGCGCGCGTCGCCCATAATCTGGTCTTCGCGGGCCTTGGCGTAATTGTATGCCTCTGCCGGATTGATGCCGCGCTTGAACATCTCCAGCGGGGTCATAGCCGCGGCCACGATCGTATTGTCAGCGCCCAACGTCGCGCCATGGGCCAGCCGGCGCGTTAGGCCGGCGCCGGGGTCGATACCCTTGGCCTTCAGGTCGGCCTGTTCGTCTATTGCGGCCTGCTGGTATTGGTCCGGCTTCGGCGCATCGCTCGATGAGCGCAGCCTGGTTATTTCGCCGGCAAGTGTGCGCGCGGCCTCGACATCGCCAGCCGCGTCGGCATTAACCAGCGCCCGTTCCAGTGCGGAGGTATCAGCCATTAGTTGCTACCGTACTTCTTAAGTAGGTCGTCAACCGACTTCCCCCCACCAGTCGGCGCGGCGGGAGCGGCCGGTTCTGCCCCGCCATTCGCGGCTCTCCTCAACTTCTTCAGGCCCATATCAACGGCCTCCTTGAAATCCTTCAGAGCGGCCTTCGCCTCGTCCTCTCCCTGCGCCCTATCAAGACGCGCCATTGCATCGCCGGCCTTTTGGCCTTCAATATCCGTAATTGCGCCACCGCCCTTGAGCATCGAATATGCAGACAGGAACGCGGTGCCCTTCAACTGCTTGTAACGGGCGAGCGCGTCCGTTCCTTCGTTGCTGTGCGTCCATGACGGGCGGTATTGGTCGAGTTGACCAAACACCTCGTTGAAGCCCTTGGAACTGACAAACTGGTCAATCTTCTTAATGGTCGCTTCGGCGTCGAGGTCAGCGCCATTATTCAAGGCAGATTGCGCCGTGCCGCGCGCTTGACCGATCTTCTCGTCAGCTTCCTTCTTGGCATTGTCCTTCGGGATAAAGCCGACCTGCTGGCGGGTTTGCGGGTCAAGAATTGTGGTCCCGGTCGGCCCCTCAACCTTGATCGGATCACGCGCCAGATTGAATCCGGGCGGGAGTACAGATTGCTTGGCATCGCCGCTCTTGCCGAGCTGCAAAACAGCGGGCTTGCCATCCGGCCCCGTGCCCCAAATCGGTTGCATGCCGTACTCGCCCGATGTCGCCTTTTTCCTATTCATGAACTTGTCAAAGGTTAGGCTCGGATCTTCCTTCTTGGCGAACTGATATTCCTTGATGTCGTCAGTTTGTCCGCCGGTCCCGAGCAGGCTGGGAAGCACCGTTCGAAGCAGGCCTGGATCAGAAACAATGGTCTTTGCCATCGCCGGATCAATGCCCTTGGACACAAGGAATTGCGCCGTCTGATTGTTTGGCTGCTGGCCGGTCAACGCCCCGATGATCGAGCCGCCGTTGCCCATGTTCTGGAAGTTTTCGTTGAGACTTTGCAGAAAGCCGCCAAAGCCCTGCTGCTGTGGCATAGGCAACTGGCCTTGTGCGGGCTGTGCGTTCGGGGGAAGCGCGGCAGGATCGGTCGGAGGCGGCGTGAATTGCGCCTGATCGCCAATGCGGGGCATTTGATAGCCGCCGACAGCCATGGGCGGTGCTTGGCCGGGGAAGCCGGCGCTCGGCTGGTATTGCTCCTGCTGCATCTGGGATTGACGCAGCATGTCCAGCAACCCGCCGCCCTGCCCGCCATAGGTCGATTGATTAAAGAGGGAATCGAGCAGGCCCACTTATGCGACCTCCACAGCTTTGTCAGTTGCCAGCTTGTAATCGACGGCCTTGAACTGGCCGATCATGCCAACCGCTTCCGGCGTGGTCTTTTCCACGTCCTGGGCCATCAAGCCGATCTGGAATGCGGGCTGGCCGATGTAGCGATAGCGATAGACCGGCGTTCCGTCGAACAGCGTTCCGACCTGCGTGATGTCTTCCTTGGCGCGTTGGTCGGAAATCATCTTGAAGATGTTGCCGGCCGTGCTACCGCCACCGCCCCCGAACAAGGAGCCGAGCCCGCCCGCGATCGTGGCGAACTGTTGCGCGCCGCTCATTGTATTTGTTCCAGTGGACTGGCCCGAGGACTGCCCGCCGAGCCCCGCGATCGGGATGCCGATCTGCGCAAGCAGCCCGAGCGCCTGAACCGGAATGCCGCGACGCGCCGCTTCGGCCTGCAGGGTCGCATTGGCGCCCGCGTTGGCGGCGTCGGTCGCAGCCCCCGCCGCGGCAACGCCCTGCCCCTGGTTGGCCAGCTTCTGCTGCTGCAATCCAGCAAGGATGCCGGAATTGTTGGTGCCGGCATCATAGAGGTTCCGGGCCGCGCCCTGCTGGTTGTTGACGTTCTGATTGTACTGGGCGGCGATCGTCGGAGCGACGCCCTGCAGGATGCCGCGGCCGAGCGTCTGCGAGTTCATCCCCGAGAAGTCACGACCCGCCGCCGCGAACTGCCCGTTGGTCGAGTTCGTGATGTCGGCAATCGTCGTGCTCAGCGCGTCCTTGAAGCCCGGCGTGTCGTAAGGGTTATAATTGGTGTTCGACGCGAGCGGGTTGGTCTGGTCCTGATAGCGCTGATAGTTGGCGTTGACCGCACCGGCCTGATCCGTTGCGCCGCCGCCGTTCAACAAATCCTTGGCATAGGCGCCGATCTGCGGGGCATAGCTCGAGGAAGCCGTGTTGGCATTGTTCACCAGCGAAGTCAGCGCGCCGCTCTCCGCGCCGGTCACACCCGTGTTGCCGAGGTTGCCGGTCAACTGACCGAGGATGCCCTTGAGCGCGGGTTGAGCCGCCTCCCACGGATTAGTGGTGCTCTGCTGCGTCTGCTTTTGCTCGCTCGTTCCGCCCATTACAGTGCCTTTTCGATTATGACGTGCTCAACTCGATAGCCGTCGTTTGCAAGGACGCGCTCCCATCCCTTTCGGCCGTACAGCCGCATGGTGGAGCAACATTCGTCTTTTGCGTATTTCTCAATTCTTGCGAACAACGGAAGCCAGCGCTCCCTTTGATGTCCGGAACATGCTGTCAGCGTGCAGACGCCGGCGGAAAGATGTGTGGTCGCCGCGGCCTCAACGTGATCGGAGATCGCCAGCCAGAGTAACTGACCGCCTGATAAAACCGCCTTCTCGATGTCGGCAAATTCGCTCAGCCTAGTCCGCTCGATCGCCGCGCGGATCAAATCTCTCGCCAGCGGCCAGGTCTTCTCGATATCCGCCGGATTGACGCAAAGCAGATCAACGGACACGACGCGCCCTCAACAGGGCCCGGCCGCTAAACGTGCTCGTCGTAAAGCTTGCCTGTCCCGTCAGATAGTAGGTTGTTGTTCCAGACAGGGACGCCCGAAGCGAAAAACTAATAGGAAAAAACAGATCGGTTGTAGCAGCCCCTCGCCAGCGCCCGTGCTGGCCCAAGGTGCTGTTCATCGTGGCCGATGTAGTGCCAAGCGATGCCCAAACGTCTGATGTCACGGACGCGCCGGCGCCGTCGAATTGCGCAATAGCAAAGATATCCCAATCACCGGCCGTTAGCGATACCGACGTTAAATTAGCTGGCGTTGCTGTCGTCAACGCCACCGTGGCGCTTGCAGTTACGACCTCCCCAACATAACCAGCCGCGGCACTGTCGTTCGTATTGGTGCCAGAGACCGATATACCCGCCGTGCGGGTCAGCTTCCCGTCACTGTCCCCGAGCGTAACGTCTGAGTTCTGAACCAGCTTCCCGGTCGCGGTATCGAACCGAACCAGCGCGTGGTCGGTTGCAGATGCGGGGCCAACGACATACCCGGCCGCGGCCAGTGCAGCGATGGCCGCCGCGTTCGCCGCGATGTCAGTCTCGTTCGTAGCCGTCTTTTCGTGCGCCTGCATCAGCGAACGGATGACCTTGTCGGGGTCTTTTTCCCCCAAGCCCGGAACGTAGTAATCGCTCACGTCAGCCCCTCTTGCTGAATATCGAGCTCTACACCGGCCGCATAGGTCCACTGAGTGGACGCAGGAACGCGCACCTTCATGCGCGAAAACCGGGTTGATCTTCGGAGATCACAGCGTCCGGTTCGAGAGTTCATCGCGATTTCGGGCAGTGACGTTGGCGTGTTCGATACGAGTTCACGATACGACGCTGATCCAAAGACACTTGGAGCATCAGTAACCGGCCGGAAGCCACCCAGGAAAATGCGCCGGCCGTCCGTGCCCTGCTCCGAAGTCTCCAGAGTTGCTTCCAGGTTGGACCCCGAGAAGAACCCCAGCTTGTGCGCGCTGTTGAACTGCGCAATCAATGGCTGGGTAGAAACAGCAAACGAGTCCAGCGAGGCTGCAAGCGCATCGATTGAGGCGGAAAGCGTGTCGAGGCTTTCCAGCGTGATGCCCGGCTGCGACATGCCAAGCAGGTATTCGCCGGCCATCGAGATCGTAAACCAGCGGTCAAGCGCGTAGTCGAACCCAATAATCTTGTCGTACAGCCCGGTTGCGCCTGACGTTGACTTGTAGGCCCAGAATGCTCGCGTTGATCTCGGATCAGAGCATCCGATGAACATACGGATCTCGTTCTTGTCCAGGTCATCAAAGAACGTTCGGTCAACCCGCTCCCGCCCAATCTGCTCAGGAACGCCACCGGGTACTATCTTGAAGAAGCCCTGCGCGGAGTGAAAGAAGATAGTGCTTCCGGCGCGAACCTTGCTGTAGGGCGCGAATAGCCCCAGCCCCTCAGTTATCCGTTCGATCTGGAATATCAGCGGGGAGCCCGGAATATAGGACATCCTGCGGATAGTCTGGTCTTGAAAAATCGTACCAAACTCGCCACCCGCAACACCACGAACGATGCCCCCGTCAGGAAAGTCCTGAAAATCTGAACTATTAACGCCACTCGTCCATTGCGTTGTGTCATTCAACCCCGACCAGTGAATGCGGAACGGGTTCGAGAGCAGCCCGGAAAGAACAATAAACCGGCCAACGACGCTGATATAGGCCGCCTGCGGAGGAGAGCCAGCATTGTCTGCAAACGCAGACGACGTTCCGAGGGTATAGGTCTGAAGAACGATGTTCTCATGCGTCGCTTTAATGAGGTTGCCGAACTGGGCAAACTCCCATTGAGCGTCCGAGGAAAGGTCCGAATAGTGAGCCGTTACCGAATGCGTGCCGGTGCCGGTCGAGGCGGTATCGATGGCCGTACCGCCGGGCGTGGCCGAGATCGTGAACGTGTCCGCCGTCAGAACCGTCTTGACGTAGTAGACGGTACCGGCCGTGATGGCGACCGGCAGCGCGCCGCCGCTGTTTGAGAACACAACGGGTTCATTGGCAGCGAACCCGTTGGAAGTCAGCGTGACCACGCCGGGGCTGGCCGATGAAATCGTGACCGTGGCAACCTTGCCAACCGGCACCCACGAATAATCCGAGTTGTTCGCGCGATAGAGGCCGTTGACCGTGCCGGCGAAGACCGTAATCGATCCGTCCGAGTTCAGCGCGTAGAAGCCACCGCGACAGGCTGACGGCAAGGCCTGGGACAGGATTGCAAAATCCGGGAATGGTCCGTAGCCATCGCCGCGCGGCAGAACGTTGCCGATGTTCTTGGAGGTCGCGCCTTCATAGTCGGAAACGTCAGGCCGCCACTCTCCGAAGGGCAAAAGCGGCATTAATTGATCCTCGTCCAGGTCTCTTGAGAGGCCGTCACTTCGGTCCAGGACGAAGATGGTTCATTGATGCGGGTCCATCCTTCAGGGGTTTTCGTCGCTTCAGTCCACGTCGAAGCTGCATCGTTCTTGCGAGTCCATTCTTCGGTTTCAGTGGCTACGGGCACCCAATTGCCGGGCGCGACGCCAAAGTTGATCGCAACATCGCTGCCTGTGATCAGATACGATCCAGAGCCGGCATTGACGTAGCGGGTTTGCAGAAGCGAAACGTTGGCACCAGTAATCGAATAAGACCCGGCATCCGCCGCCAGCGACGCAGCGCTGGTCTTGGTCAGGGTAACGCTGGCGCCAGTGACACTGTACGAACCACCACTCGCGGTAAGCTTGTACGCATGCCTTAGAGTGACAGCCGCGCCGGTTACTGCGTAGGACGACCCGGCCGCACTGACGATCCACTTGTGCAGCAGCGAGACGGCTGCACCTGATATGGCGTAGCTTCCGGCACCCGCGGCTAGTGTGAGCGCGCTCGTCTTGGTGAGCGTGACGGCAGAGCCGTTGATCGAATAAGACCCGCCGCCAACACTGACGAGGTACGCATGCCTGAGCGTGGCCGCGGCACCAGTAATGGCGTAAGACCCGCCGTTCGCCGCGACTGCATATCCATACCGCAGCGTGACGTTGGCGCCCGTAACCGCATAAGAGCCACCCAGCGCAGAGACCTTGCGGGCCTCCCTGAGCGTTACCGCCGAGCCCGTGACGCTGTACGAACCGCCGCCCACAACGAGCGGGAGATTCCTGCGCAGCGTGACCGAGGCGCCCGTAACGGCGTAAGATCCACCATTCGCCGCGACCTTGCGGCCGAGCCTGGTGGCGACCGTCGCTCCGGTAATGGCGTAGCTGCCGCCAAGCGCTGCTATCGTCTTGTTCGAGCCCGCCGGATGCTTGAACGCCATCACGGTCATGCCGTGGCGGGCGGACTGGCTTTCCGTTGCTGTCAGATCGCCGGTCGAGCCAGCCGTGACCTTGATCGTGTCATAGCAAGCCAGCGCGACTGTCGGGCTGGTGCCGTTGTTGCGGTCGCTTCGCTCGGTCCATGTTCCCCGAACCGGAAGCGATGTCGTGTCGGTAGCCCCGGAATTGCCCGTGACTTCCGTTGCGCCGTCCATATTGGAGACGGTATTGGCTCTGGCCCCGAATACGCCGGTAACCAGCAATTCATTTGCTACAGCCGTCGTAACGCCGCCGGTCAACGTGACCGTGCCGCTTGCCGCTCCCATCGCCACTTCGGCGCTGGTGTCGAACGAGGGCGTTCCGGTTACGCTTGAGCGGTAAGCTCGAACCGTGCCGAGGCACCGCGAGCCGCCCGTCTTGGCGAACACATAGGACGGCGGCGACGCACCGCGGATGCAATATCCGGTCTGGTACGAGACAATCGAACCAGTCGTGTTGTTCGTCGTGTTGCCGGTCGAGTCCGACTGCGGGAATGTCCAGTCCGCATTGGTATGCAGGACGTTCGATCGGATCGCGATATCGACAACGAGAATGTCATCTTGTTGAGCCCCGGTGGGCTCGCTTAGCGCGTAGTCGCCCGAGGCATCGACGGCGGTTTCCGTGATGCCTACGAGCGTCCAGTCTGGCTTTTGCCGAAGGACTACAGATGCGCCGGTTACGCTGTACGTGCCGCCGTCTGCGGCTACCGAGAACGGGCTTCCACCACCGGCATCGAAAGCGACGGCGGCGAGCGCGATGGCAGTAGAATAGCTTACCGCCCTGTTGGTTAGGGCGCCGCCGCCATTGTCAAAAGAGGCGGTACTAAGTGTTACTCCGATTGAACCGTCCGTGCGTAGGTCTGCCGCTCCGGTCCATGACCCAGCACCACTGGCAAACGAAAACGCAACGAGAGACCCACCTGCGCCGACGTCGATATTACCTGACCCGGCAATAACGGCGATCGTATCCGATGGCGTGGCATTCGCAGCACCCGAGAGGGCGACCACGCCGTTTGTGAACACCGTGTCGGATGACGGGAGCGTAAAAACGATGTTGCCGGATGTTCCTGTCGGAACAACTGCGGACGCTATGCCGATCCCAGCCCCGGTGATATTTGTCAGTGTTGCAGAAACGCCGCCGATTGTGCACGCGCTCGGGTCTGTGTTGGCACCAGCACCATAGGCAACAACCAGCACACGGTCGGCGGCGGCAGTTCCGAACGACGCGCCGCTTACGGTCGAAGTGGTTCCCGTTGATCCCGTTCTAGTCGCATTATCGACAAGCGCCGAAGTAACCGCCATTAGACCCTCACCTCAAGGGTATTCAGGCCCACGTCGGGCGGGTGTCGGTCAGCCCAACGCAGAAAAACCGATGCTTCCTCCCGCAATGGCAATGGAAAACGTATATGTCCGGCGCCGGCTCGTCCGGATGGCTCTTCAGCGCCTCAACCTCATGGTTCTCAGGATGCCGACAACAAGACCGGATCATCTGGTTCTGCTCCAGATGCGCAATGTGATTCGGCTTCAGGAAATCCGGCGGGAAGTCTGCAACCTTTCGGCGCGGACATGCCTCCGTCGTGGTTTGCGGCAGCACCTGGCCCTTGAAGGCAGCCCTGCGCGCTTTCTGTCTGGCTTCCGCGGCTAGTTCGGCCTGCGTCTTCCTGGGAGGCCCGACCTCGATGGTGCCGAGCGAATGCGGGGTCATGCGATCGTGAAGATATTCGCGCCGACATCCCAGGTCATGGTTTCGCCCGAGGCGACCGTGAACGTGGAGCCATAATCCCAGCTTGCCCAGACGTTATCCGCCGCCGACGTGTCATCGTACAGCGTGAAATAACGCCCCGTGGTGGAAGACCCGAGGTTGCCGCCCGAGGCCGTCCAGACGATATCGGTTGCTGTTGCGGTAAGCGTCGCGCCCGAGCGCGTCGAGTTGAACGTCGCGTTATCGCCGCCGGTCGTATAGCCGTTGTTGCCGGAAATCTGGGTCAGGTCGCTGACTGCAGCGTCGGTCGCCACGGTCGGAGCATCCGTGTGGATGATGACCTTCCATGTGTCCGTGGTGCCGAAGGCGTCGATCAGCTTGTTGGCCAGGCTTTCGACTGCCGTTTCATATTTTACATAGGTGGCCATCGGATCTCCTACGGGGTTAGGCCGCTCGCCCGCACTTGCATCGGGCCGGCGTTAAATGTGGATGTGAGGGAAAGCCGGTTAAGGCCGTCGATGGCAGAGCTGAAGCCCGTAAGCCAAACCTGGATGCGCGCGTCGTTCTGGATATAGGGCATCGCCTCCAGCAGCGTTCCGTACAGGTAGACATCCGGCGCCAGCGTCAGCAGCCAATTGGTGGAGTTGGCCTCAAGTCCCGGAATATAAGTCCGGTAAAGCATCTCAATCGTGTAGGCCTCATCAGGCGTCGGGACGAGTTCAATTTCATCGCCAACAATCGTGAAGTAAACCGGGCGGCCCGCAGTGTCGGCGCAGGCCTGACGGTATTCGTCCATCCTGGCATTCGGCACGAACTCAAGACGGGGCTGGCCGGTGGCGCTCGACAACCGGAGACGCCGCATCGACTGAAACCCATCCGGCAGTGAAATGAACTCTGGCTCGGATGAATTGATATCAACCGTCACAGTCGATCGCGTTTCCATCTGCCGAGCGAACAACTCTCGGTTCAGTTTTGCCTCGCACAACGAAACGAACTCGGGAAGCCGCAAGGTCAGGTCATCTCGTGCCAGCCAGTTCGCCGCTGCTGCCAGAAGTTCGGTATAGGTTGAAATAGCCATCAGCTACCGAACCCCAGAAACCCATTGATGATCGATTTCTTCTTGTCGGTGCGCAGATAGGCCCACTCCGGGTCACGCAGTTTCCGGGTAATCAATTCGTCGCATTCTACACTGTAAAGCCGGAAGCCAACGTTGCCCTTGGCGTGCTCTTCGTTCAGCCATTGGTGGAGAATTATGTTCGGGATCTCGCCAACCTCGCGGCCCCAATCGCTGTCCTGATCCAGTGTCCGGAGCAACTTGTTGTGCTCCAGGATCGGTTCAACGTCCTGCACGCTGGTAAAGGTGAACTGGCGTTCAGCCCTGTCAACGTGAAGGTGGGTCTCAATCTCGCTCATCCCGTGATTTCCACCACGGAAACGACTTGGATGGTGGCCGAGAACACGGACATCTTCTGACCAGGAACAACCTTGACGTATTCGATCGTATTGGCCGGAAGATAGGAATCGGTTGCGGCAGCGGTCGGGGTAGCGTCACCCACCTTGTAGAAGCAGGCCGCGGGCGCCGCGATGCGGATTTGCCGGGTCTGGGTGCCGAACACAGCCGACGCCGCGGCGGTCGAAGTCGTCGCCACCGTGACGTTGTTGGTCGAGCCCTGCGTAGAGCTGTTCTGCGGTTGATAAGTCATTCTGATCTCCAAAGAGGGGAGATGGCCCGAATGAACGGGCCATCGTTTAACCCCTGCGGATTACCGCGTAGCAGTAGACGTGACCGCCGGCCGTGCCCGAGCCCGTCATCGCGAACTTGATGACATCGCCTTCGAGACAGGTGTTGGCGCCGGTAATGGTGGCATTCGCAGCCACGCCGTTAGCGACAACACCCGACACAGAAGCGGCATCGAGATCGCCGATCGCCGAGCCAGACTGCGTAATCACGAATGCGCCGCCAGTAATCGCCGTGCCGGCAATCGAGGTGGTCACGGTCGCGTCAGCGGTCGAAACAACGCTGCCGATCATGGTTCCGACTTCGACAACCCTGCCCTTGAACGGGGCTCTGGTAACGCCCGAAACGCCTGTCAGAACACTCAGCGCAGTGGTGTCGGCCACCGCCTCATCCAGCGGGTGAGCAATAGGAAGTGCCATTTAAGCCTCCAAAGAAAAGGCCGCCCCGAAGGACGGCCATAAGGTTGATGATGAGGGCTTAAGCGGAGGTCAGGTCGAACACGCCGCCGGAAGCCTTCTCATTTCGCGAGACAAGGGTTGCCTCGTTGATGATCTGCTTCTTGTCGGTGTCGCCCGTTTTCGCCAGCGGGATCGAGACCATGCTGCGGCCCGGAAGCGGGGCATACGCCCACATATCCATCTGCAACACGAACACGTCACGCGAGCGCTGGAAGCGGTTCGGCACGATCGACAGCATGCCGAAGTCCGAATCATAGACCGTGACAGACGCCGTGATCTTCTTCGAAGCCTGATCCTGGGTCGGGGTGCCGCGACCGGTAAAGGTCGAGAACGCCTGCTTGTTGAAGGCGCCGGTCATGATCTTGTTCGGCTTGCCGCCCGCTGTCCAGCACTTCTGGATGACGTTTTTGATCTGGTTCTCGGTGAACGCGCGCTGGGTAGCGGAGTCCACGCGGGCAATCGAACCATCCGCCGCGGTCGGGTCGGCGCCAGTGCCGCCGCCCTTGTCCGTGTTGGTCGTGATCCAGGACAGGATCGAGGCCAGCTTGCGGGGGGTGGTTGCGTTGCCGGCGACCTTGGCCTGGTTGGTGCCAACCAGCGTGGTTTCGATGTCACGCTTCAGCTCCATGCCCTTGAGCATGACCTGGTAGTCCATTTCGTCGTCGCGGCCGGCGTGATCGACCACGCGCTGGGTGCCGGTAACGCGCGGGATCTTGGTCGAAATCTGGCAGATGTTGTCGAGACGAACGGTCGGGGTTGCCGCGTCGGCGGCAACAGCGTCGTCGCCTTCCAGCTGGAAGTTCGAGTTGGAAGCGGCGGCGAGTGCCTGGGTCTGCCATTCGTGCTTGACGGCAGATGCCTTCTCCCGCTCGATACCGGACCAGAACGGGGTGTCGGTCGGGTCGATGCGGTAGATCGAGTCGGTGAGGTCTTCACGGTTGCCCACGGCCGCATAGGTCGTAAAGGCAGAGGTTGCGAGAGTCATGGTAGCTCCTTATGCGGAGCGCCGTAGCCTGTTCAGCTCGGCGGCAAGCTTGATGGCTGCATTTCCGCTTGAGTTGTTGATTTGCTTTTCGAGGGCTTGGATCTTCTGGGCCTGACTAGCCTTCGGCTGGGCAGTACCCGGCCGCTGCACTGGCGGGAGAGGCTTGGCGGCAACAGCTTTCGGGGCGGACTGGATGTCCCGCAGCTTCAGGGCGTCGGCGAGGAGTCGCTGAACCCGATGGTCGTAAATCGAGAGCTTCGATTTGCCGGCCGCCAGATCATTGAGTTCGCTGTCCTTGAAACCGAGCTCGGGAAGCAATTCATTTGCCACGCGCTGCGTCAGCTTGAGGCCTTTTTCCTTGTCTGCAAGCTCGGGGATGTACTCGACGGCGAGCTCGTTTTCCTTCTGGACATGCTGCGCCCATTCGGTCTGCTGCTCACGTGTCTTGCGGCTCTCCGATTCCACGAGCTCGGCTTGCACCGCCTGGAGTTTCCACTGATGGAGCTGGTAGGCCTGAAAACGGAAGGGATCTTCCGCTTGCAGCTTTTCCAGATCAGCCATCGAGCGGATATCCGAGAACGGACCCGTCTCCTGGATGGTTTGCATGACTTCGGGAAGTCTGGCCTCGTACTGTTTCCTTGCCTTTTCCGCCGCTTCGCGTTCAGCCTGCATGGCCTTGCGCTGTTCAGCGATCTCGTTCTGACTCCGACGAAAATCCCGTTCCCGTTCCTGTTCGCGGGTATGCAGGTATTCCTGCGTCTCGCGGGGCAAGGATTGGAAGCGTTCCTTTTCAGCCTTTGTCCAAGACCTCGGGGGCTCGATGGGCTCAAGTTGAGGTTCGGCCTCTTCGGTAGCTTCGATGGGAGCCGGCTCGGCCGGGTCATCGTTGGCTTGCGCCAATTCCGGTTCTTCTGCGGTCGCAGCGGGTGCGCTCTCGGCAGGCGGCGCATCATTCTTGCGCCTGGTCTCTGAAAGGTATCGGGCGGCTTCGCGTTCGGATGAGAAGGACTCGGGAGCGTCGGCAGGAAGCGTGACAACAGCCACAGCCTCGCTACCGGCGGGCGAGCCGGTTTCGTCAGACATATGATTTCCTTGTGTTATGAAAGCTTGAAGCGCCGGCAACCGGCCCTTGGTTCGATCTCTTCGGCCTTGGTGTAGCCGTGGAGCTTTAGTGCGATATCGATCTGTCTGTTAACGTCCAAATGCTGCGGGGGCAGCATCAGGGTCATTTGAACCCGAACAGCTTCCGCCGTTCGGCGGTCTCCGCAATGGTCTTCAGCTCGCTCTGCGCCAGCTTCCCGTTCGCTACGATCGCATTCAGGTTGTCGCGGACTTTCCCGACGACGTTGATGGCTAGGAATAGCTTCTCCCTCCCCGTCACGTCGTCAATCTTGGTTGCGCGCCAGGCCGCGGTATAAGCGTCCTCCAGCCCTTTGAAGGACTCGGCCAGCAACTCATTGTTCAGCAGATCCTGGGCCTGAGCGGCCCGCGCTGCGTCTCTATGCAGCTTTTCGTCGGACATCTTCGAGCATCCATTTCAGACCCGCGCGAACCATGTTTATGCAGTGACCCCATTCATCCTGCTTTTTCTGGCGGATGACCGTCGCAGAGTCGTACCAGACTGTTTTCCGACTGTTCCGGTTCCAGCGCCAATCCGAGGCATTCGTAACGAGAATGAAAACCGGTTTCCCGAGGGCGCCGGCAAGATGCGCAACTGCGGTATCCACAGTCACAACTACGTCCAAGGCCTGAATCAGTCTCGCCGTGTCGCGCCAGGTCTTTGCCAGCGGTTCGAGATTGGCAACGAATCCGTCAAGGCCGAGGTTTGTGACTTCGAGACTGGCTGGTCCGGCCTGAAGTGAGTAGAACGCCGCGCCAGGTATGTCGAAGAGGGGGCAAAATTCGGAGAACGGCATCGAGCGGTGAACGTCTTGCCCGTATGCTGGATTTCCTCGCCAAACCAGACCGACATTCAGCTTGCCTCGCTGCGGGATGCTGGCGGGTTCAGCTTTGAAGTACGCGCCACCGACCACACCATCAAGTTCCACGCCGCAACGCCAAGGTAGAGACATAGAACCAATGACGTAATCGCACTCAAAAGGCCCAGAGAGTGGTACGATGCCATCCACCCCGATGTTATCACTAACGAGGTCCAGCAAATTCGGAACAGGTCCACAGAGATATACGGCACGAGCGCCTCTTTCTCTCAGCTTCGGAATGAAACGGCAGAACTGGATGAAGTCCCCCGAACCTTCCTCATGATATACCACGATCGTCTTGCCCGTCAGGTCTTCGCCCTGCCAATGCACAACGCCATCAGGCAGTTTGTCCTGACTAATCAGGTTGCCCTTGTTCTCATGCATCTTGCGCAAGGACACTTCACGCCGGACCTCAAATTCCCGTAGCCCCTCGTTCAGCTTGCCTTGCGACAATATCGCAATCGAACGATCCTTGAGGTACTGCGGCTTGGGATCAACCTCATAAGCCTTCAGGTAGTATTCCGCGGCCTTACGGCCCTCACCTAGCGCCCGATACGCAATCCCGCAATGATGCAATACCTTGGGCATCCATTCGTCGTCTGCCAGCTTCAGGCAGTACAAATAGATGTCCCTGGCCTTCTCGAACTCGCCAACCCTGTGCAGGGCGGAACCGTAGTTGAACACGCAGCTGATTTGATCCGGAGCTAGTTCATAAGCGCGCCTGGCAAGCGGCAGATACTGCCTGGAGTGCTTGCGCACCTCCGAAATGCACGCGAACTGGTCAACAAGAGCGTCGGGATCGTCGGGATTGCGAACCAGCCGGGCGGCGTTGGCGCGGTATTTGTCGATGTTCACGCGGCTTCCTTTGCCACGCTGATGTTTTCGAGCGTCGGGTCGTCCTTGTGCACCGCAAGGATGTTCATCCCGTTCGGCAGCACATGGTAACCCTGCTTCCTGAGCGTTTCGGTTATCGCGCCCTTGTCGGACTTGATCGTTTCCACGAACAGGATCGGCTTGCAGCGCTCGATGGTTTCAGCGGCGCCCTTTAGCGCCTCCGCTTCCATGCCTTCAACGTCAATCTTCAGAAGATCCAGCCGCTGCAGGCCCAGCCCATCGATCATGATGGCTTTAACCGTCGATGTCGGCTTGCCGTAGTCGATCGGCTGACCGATGAACTCGGTCCCGACCCGCGGCTTCAATTCAAACGAACCGAAACTACCCTGTTGGGTGTAGTCCGGCTCGGGTATGGACAACTCGCCCGGTACATCCGCGAGCGCCGCCCATAAGGCTCGTGCATTGAGGCAATTCTGAAGGGCTAGATTGCCCGCCAGCGCGTAGAAAACCCTCTCCTGCGCCTCTACGGCGATGACAGAGCCCCATCCACGCATAAGGCGAGACCATTCAACAGAATGCACGCCAATATTGGCGCCACCATCAACAGCAACAACGCCGTCGCCGAAGTGGTTTCGCCGGCAGAGCAGCAAGTCCTTGAGGGCCTGGACATCCCGCGGATCATAGCATCCATTCTCCATGATCTGGGCGCCAACGCCGTAGAAGTCGCCCGTGAAGGTATGGTTGTAGTCGAAGCGGTTAACGATCATGGGGCCGTGATCGGAGGAAACGAGACAGAAGGCTATCACTTGCCACCCTTCGGCTTGCTCTTGGCCGCTTCCATCTTGGCTTCGTGCGATTGCTGGCCCTGCTCCATCTTCTGATCGTGCGACATAGCGCCGGCAACCAGGCCCATTTCGGACTCTGTTACCTTGTGCTCGTGAATTTGCTGCTGTGCAGCCATCTTGCTGCTCAGCTCCTGCTCTTTGAGCTGGTGCTCGCGCTCCTTCATCTCGAATTCCATCATCTTCAACTGGGCTTCAAGCTGAGCCTTCTCCCGCGCCAGCACGATATCAGCCTCAGTCTTCATGCGCTGCGTCGCGATATCAGCCTCGGCCTGCAGCTTCTCGATTTCGGCCTTTTGAACGTTGGCTTCTTTGTCGGTCTGCGCTTTCAACTGCGCAACCTGCACAGCCTCCGGAACCGGCGGATCGACGGGCGGATGCAGCAGCTCGCCCGTCTCCGGATTCTTGGCTGACGGGTCGTTAAAGAACTTGTCCGGGTTCTTGTGACCCATGATCTTGGTGATTTCAGATGCGGTATTGAACAGCGCCTGATCGTCCACAAGATTGGCCTTGCCGCCCGCCAGCATTTCCTTTTGCACGTTCGCCAACGCCATGATCTGCGCGAACTGCTGCGCCTTGCCGCCGGTCCCGAGCCCCACGTTAATCGTCATGTCGCTGCGGGTCTTCCACTGCCGCGGGTCGACCGGAACCCATGTATTACGCAGCCTGACGGTCTGCTTCTCCTGCCCGTGCGACCGGATGGTGTGATGCAACAGCGAGAAGATGTCGCGAACCCCCTCGGCAAAGCTTCGGGCAATCAGCTTCATTCGCATTTGCGAGGCCGAGAACACCTGCGCAACCGCTGTGGCGCTCTGGTTCTGCAGCGCGTTCGCGTCCACGCCCTGCGTCTGCTTGGAAACCCCCGTTGAAGCCTCCAGCTCCGCATCGATATACTGAATCATCGGATAAATCGAACCGGTGATGTCAGGCACGACCTGCCAATTCAGTCCGCCCGCCGTCTTTGTGCGAACCACACCACCAGGGCGGCTAACCAGAAGATCATCGAGAGTATTCGGTCCAGCATTGGCTTCCGCGACCTCAACCCGCGGATTATTGTGCAGATACAGATTGTCCAGCGCGCCGCGCTTGAGCGCCGTCTTCTCACGCTGCCTCGGCATCACGATATCCGCCAGCGACCGGCCGAAGAACCGATGAGGGATCGGTATAGGCGTTGTGGTAGCAAACGGGATCACGTCAATCGGGTAAATGCAATCCTTGCCGTCCTTGCGAAGAATCTCGCCCTGGTCCCCACCAGTGACGACCTCGTATAGGCAGGGCTTGCCGTTGCCCTCGTAATCCATCCGAACGTAGTGTTCTGTCAGCCTGACCAGCCGGGTCCCCGTATTCAGGCCAGAGCCCGCTCCGGAATGCTCCTCAACGGTATCGCGCTCGACCGTCTCAATGTCGTTGTTGCCGGTATAGTCGTCCAGCGCCTTGATCTGGTCCTCGTCAAATCCCTCGGCAATCAACTGCGCTTCGGTCTTGGTCACCACTTCATGGTAGAAATAGTTGCATGTCCTGATATCGCGGGCGCCGCGCTCAACCCCGACTTCCTCCGGGGGCACGCCGAGCACCTTGGCTGCGGACATCTTCTTGGTGGTTACGATCGTGATATCATGCGTGACCGGCTTCGGCGGGTCAGGAGGCATGGCCTGCAACTGGGCAAGCGCATCTGGAGGCGTCATGGCATCCATCAGGCCGTAGCCTCATCGTTTACGCTATGCTCAACGATCTTCATCTTGCCCTCGGACATCTCAACCGCATAGGCCAGCGCCTGGTATTGCTCTTCCGAGATGTCGTAATAGGTCTCCCGCTGCTCCTGCTCGGTCTCTTCCCACCAGATCTTCACAAAGCCGTTCTTTTGCAGGAGCGCGTCTTTGAAAAACGTGTAAAGCGCCATCCAGCCCGGATTCTGCTGCATGAACACATGGTTTACGTAGTCCGTCTCCTGCTGGGCCGCCTCTTCATCTTCCGGCCCAACCGGCTCGAACCGGACAACCTCGTCAGACCCGGCAAAGATGTCCATAATGCTCGGCAGGATGCCCTCGATCGTGTCCGCCACATCGGTGGATACCGCCCTTGACCGGCCGTCCTGCGCTGGCATGTCCTTGGACATGTCGCCGAGGTAGTACATCATGGCGTCAGCCCGCTCGGAGGCGAGCCGAGACGCATTCATGCCGGCCAAGGCGTCAGTCTTTTCAGCCGACAGCATGGCCTTGAGGTCGAGCGAACTCATCTTGGCCATCAGGCTACGCCCTGCCGCGGATAGTTGATCGTGCGGTTGAAGTTCGCACTGCCCGCAGGAGCTTGATAACAGATTGCCATCAGGCCGAACGCATCCGCAGCATGCGACGACCAATCATGATCAGGACCGAGGCCAACATTCCGTGTTTCGTCTTTCTTTTCATGGTAGAAGCCTAGCGCCTGGCGCCCGTCTTCCGTCGTTGTTTCGTTGAACCACATCTTGGGACCAAGCCGTCTAACCGCCTCAATCCGCATGGAAGCCGCGCCGCGACCCTGGTTCGGGATGGGCGGCTCACACTTGAAGTCAGCCTCGGCCCAATGATCCCAGTACCGCTTGCCCGTAATATTGTTGTCGTTGACGCCATCGTGCGGGAAGTAATTGATGACCTTCTCGTACCCGCGCTCACGCATCCAGTTAACGTGGTAGGCAAGAACCTGCCCAATCGACTCGTAGTAATCGAGAACCTTGATCTGCTCTCCGACCCACTGAACAATCCAGATCGTGTAGGCGTCAGCCGTAGCGCCTGACCCGCCGATGTCATGAAACGCTCGGATTGGCAGAAGCGGGTCGGCCTCTACAACCCCTATCCTGCCCTTGCGCTTGGCTTCAGACAGCAGCCCTGCGAAGTAGGCGCCTTCGAATGCCCTAGCGTAGTCACCCTCGTAGGTGTGGTCGTAACGCTCCGGGTATCGTTCAGCCTCTAGCTGCCGCTCAGCTTCCAGAACCTCATTCCACCATGGATTATCCCGCCAGTTGGCCTGGATAACCACAGCGCCTTTAGGGGCACCCTCAGGACCGCGCAGGAATTGCTCGATCGCGTCCTGCTTACGGGTAGGGTTCCAACTCGCCCAGATCTCCGAGCCTTCAGCGCGGATTGTCGGGCGCAACAACGAAAGACTGCGGGCGCTCAGTGTCTGAGCCTCCTCAATCCACGCGACCTTGAATCCCTCCAGCGACTTGATCGACTCGGCGCTGTGGTCCTGCATACCCTGGAAGATGATCAGCCCGCCGCCGGGCGTTTCAATCTTGTCATTGAAGATGCGGAACTTATCTCCGACCCCCAGCGTTGCGATCTTGCCTTCAATCAATTGCTTTGACGATTGCGCCAAAGTCTTTTGGACTTCACGAATGCAGATGACACGAAGTCCCGGCTCCTGCAGACACCGGACAACAATCTCTTCCGCGAAGAAGTGGCTCTTGCCCGAGCCGCGGCCACCATGAGCGCCCTTATACCGCGAGGGGCTGAGCAGCGCCTTGAACGCCCTAGCTGTCTCTCGCCTTAGGATCGACAATGACTGTCTCGATTCTGTGGAGAATTTCCAGCGCTCCGTCCTCGCCATTCTCGATAGCCTGGGCTGGCTTGCCGTCCATTCGGTCGCCGATCTCTTTAATGGCGTCCATCTTGCCCTCAGATGCCGCGGCGATCAGAGAGCGGGCAATACCGCGGAGAGCCTTGGAATCTTCTCCAAGGGCCGCTAATTCCATCCTGAGCGCGTCCCTGAACGGTTTGTCGCGCTGCTGTCCTCTTGGGTTTGCCATTTGTACAATTAACTATTTGAAATGTTTAAGCCGGCCCGCCGTTGCTGAACTCGGCGAACTCCTGCAATGCAGCGTCGGCCTCCTGCTCCATGACGGTCGCTACCCGCTCGATCTCGGCAGATACCTCTTCATGCTTCTTGCCGGCGTCGTCCAGCTTGGCAATCGCCTGATCGCGGCGCTCCTTGCCTGCTTTCTTGATCGCATCCATGCGGGCTCTAATCGCCCCTGGCTCGTATCCTGAAACGCTCATGCCTGTGATCTCGTCAATGGCTGTAATTGGATGCTCGAACGCTGTTCTTTTTTTTTAAGCTCCAGCGCGGCTTCGATGTCCGAGGCAGTGGCGTCCGGGCCAACTTCAACCTCATCCTCTCCGATCACGAAGATCTGGGTGCGCCCGCCCTGCCCATAGCGCATGACCATTTTGTCCCCGCCGGGGATATGTTTCAGCGCTACTCGGAATGCCTGGATGCTCATCTGCTGTTCTGCGTTGGTGTCATGAACCGCTATCGCTAGGCGAGCAGCAAACCAGTCAAGGTTTTGCTGGCTTATCACGCCGGATCGTAGTCAGCGCCCAACCCGTAGGGCCAACCGAGCGCCGCCTCCCCAACCTTCTCGGTTACTGGCGCGCTGCTGCCGGTCAGGGCTAGCTGCTTCTCGGCCATAAGCTCTTCCAGGCGCGCCTTGATGGCTGCGGAATCGTCTGCAAGGTAGCTCATGCCGGATCCCCCAAATCCATCCCATCGATGCCCATGCCGTGATACGGGATCATTTCCGAGGGTGACGCGTCCGTAAATCCTACCGTTTCCACAAACGGCTGCAGAATAGCCGCTGCCTCTCGCTCTAGAGCCTGGCGCATGCGCTCTAGGTCTTTCGGATTCTGAAAATCCCGGAGTTGGATCAAATCACCCATCGAGTTCTCCGTAAATTAGCGGGGCTCGCGCAACCATCTTCGCGGTTAGGGGTAACGCTAGGATGCCAGCCCCTCTGCATTGGATCCTTATGCAGCAACAGTTCCGGGGACGCGGCCGTGATGGGCCTGATTAGGAGGGACCCCGTTGGCCCGCGAACGTCCGGAATTGCTTTCCATACTCACAATGATCTTGCGCATCTTCTTCAATGCCCGCTCCAGCGCGCGCCAAACCCTCAGGTACGAGGTGCGCATTTCCCGTGCGGCTTCAGTGATAGTCATGGCCGGATCACGCAAATAGGCCAGTTGGACGGCTTTCCGCTCCATTGGAGTGAGCGAAATAAATGCCGCCTCGAACTTCTCTTTCTTGTCGCGGATATCGTCGAAATGGGCCGCCAGGTTCTCCGGCGAGCCATCAAAATTCTCTGGCCAAATTTCGTAGATCGCTCGGGCGTTACCAGAGTAGCCCCAGCTCTCCCAGTATTTGACCTCATCGGATTCGGTTAACTCAACGTTATCCTTGGCATAGTTGCCCGACCGAATGGCGTTCGAAATCTCAGTGCGAATCCTTGCCGACGCATGAGCTGAAAATCGGCCCAGGTTCTCGTCAAAGGTCCTCGCGGCCACGGTCAGACCAATGCGGCCAATAGCGATCAGATCCTCGTACTCAATATCAGCACCGCGGAAATCTGCCGCAACGGTGGCCACCAACGGCATATTGTCGATGATTAGCCGATTTTGCTCTGCTTCAGTCAAGAAAACCCCCTGATTTCTGTCCTGCTCACCCCCTACTCTCTCAACTGACGGGAGATTTTATCACTTCCACGAACTTTTATTTTGCCGGCCCCGATAATTTGGGGCCAAACCTGAGAGTGTGATGCTTAGTAGCCGGTCTCGTAGTCGATCGATTGATAGCGGCCTTCACTCAACTTGAAGTCCAACTTCAGCTTGCACGGATGGCCCAACTCCTCGAAGCGGGCCTTCCTCTGGTAGAGGTGCGCCTCGGTCTTCCGATTGGTGCCGTCGAAGATCTCGGGCCGATGCACCACAAAACCCTGATCGACCATGTTTTCCCAGTTCTTGGAGCCTGAGATATCCTCCAGTCCCGGCGCCTGCCCGCGGCGCGTCCCGTCCATCTTCGCCGGGTGGGCCAGTATTTGTACGTGGCAATTCATGTCGTGTGCGAAGGCGTGAAGCGTCCGCAGGCATCGACCAATGTATTCAGTCTCGCTCTCGTCCCGGCCTCTCGACGCCTCCAGCCTGTTCCACGGGTCTGCCTGGATGATCCGCGCGCCGTGCCGGACGACGGCGATTTCGGCCATGTCCAGAAACCACTCAAGCGTCGGGCGCTGCTCAGGATGAACGAGAAACAGATACCGCTCGTTGATCCACTTATCGGCCGTCTTCTTGTCCTCGGGCGAAAGGTCCTTCTCCAGCTTGTGGGTCAGCAGCGTTCGCAGTTGCCGCCGCAGATGAGGCTTGGGCCGCGTTTCAAAGGACGCCACGCACGCCGGCACGCCGTATTGCTGCGCCACCTGAAACCAGATTTGCGCCCATAGCGCTGTCTTGCCGTGGCCAGGATGGCCGGTCACCACGCTCAAGGTCCGCGGCGCAAGCCTGACCTTGCTTTCCCACTCGGGGAAGCCCGGCTCCCACAGAACGAGCGGTGGCGGCTCAGGAAGCTCGTCCAGGCGATAGATGCCCGCGATGGGCCATTGCAGCGCCCCATCGGTCACAAGCTCACACAGCGCCTCCGCGCCGTCTTTGACGAGGTATTCGTTCGCGTCCTTGATGCCTTCCGGCCAATCGACAAACCAGAACCGGGCGGCTCCGAGGATCCGCACCATGTCAGCCCGCAGCGCGTGGCCACTCCCGTCCGCATCGCCGCACCACACGAACCTTTTGACTTTCGAAAGTCCGGCGGTAAGTGCGTCCTTTACGTAGTCGTATCCCCGCATTTCCTGCGGATCTTCGGCGGGCTTGGCCTTGGCTCCGTTCGGAACGGACAGAACGCGATCGGGCGGGATCCCGGCCTCAACCAGCGCGCAGGCATCAAGTTCACCTTCGACGATGTAGACCTCGGCCGGTGCCGCCTTTAGCACTCGTTCCAAATTCCAGAATGAAAGCTTGAACCCGCCGCCGGCCGTGAACTCCTTCTCCGGATATGCCCGCGCCTTCCAGCCCTCCTTGAACTGGAAGAACAGGGCCTCGGACTTGCGGTTCAAGTCACGAAAGAATGCCGTACCGGAGGCGACGGGAAGCAGCGCCAAGGTCTCCAGGCTTAGCTTGCGCTCCTTTTGCGCCCAGTCGGCCGCGGCCGGACTGATCCGCGAAGACGGCGCCGTGCCAACCGCAGTGCCAGCAGTGATATTTTCCTGAAGTCCCATCAATATTAACCCCTAAGCAGCGGTCCCGCTTTTTGCGTCGTGTCGGGCTGCACTGCGGGCACATCACCCGCTGCTCGCCCATCTTGTTTCGCGCCTTGATGCCTAACCGTTCGAGCTGTTCGATCACCATGCTTCGCCCCTTGCCCTGAGGTCATCCTTCGCGCTGGTGGCGGCTTTGGCCAATGCGGCTTTGTGTTCCTTCTCCAACCAGCGGGAGACGGGGAAAAACCACTTGCCTTCCTTGGGCGGGTTCTCCGAGTAATAATCGTCCGCTGCTTGGAGCGTCGCGCCGATGTCGATCAGCGCCGAATACGTTTTGCGCCAACGGTCGAGGTCTTGCTGAGAGAGTTTGACCAGCCGGCCTTCGAAGGCGTACTGGCGCGAAAGAGGGACAACATTGTCCGGCGGCGCGTCAGCGCCCCCTACTTCTTCTTTCTTTGTTAAGTGTGAAGTGTGAAGTGTGTCTGCATTAGCAGGTGCAATTGCACTCGGTTTGCACTCGTCTTGCACCCTCAATTGTGCCTGTCTCGCGGCGGCTACCGCGCTTCTTTTCGCTGAAACATCAACGGCGTGAGCAAGTTCACGATCTATTCTTTTGTGTTTCCACCCCTCCTGGAAGAGAGCCTTAAGCGTGTCGCGGTGCCTCCTCCATTCGTGAGGGGTCAGTCGGGCTATCCGGGCCAATTGCCCCTCGTCGGAGGGGAGTTTACCGTTCTGCCAATAGTCCATAATGAGGTGCAGATAGGCGCCCGAAAGAAGCGCGCCGAGATGCGTCGTGTCCTTCAGATAGTCAGCGATGTAGAGCGGCATCCAGGGGCGCTTCATGCCGCGTCACCCATGTAGGCGCGGACGGCCTCGGCGATGATCGTCTCGGGCTTGTTGCCGGTCTTCGTCGCTTCCGCCATCAAGGCAACGGCCAAGGATCCGGCGATCTTCACCTCAAAATTCACGGGTTGGAGTCGGTCTACAATCCTGGCGGTGATGTCGCCAAGCTTCTGCCAATTATCGGTCACGCGGCCTCCGGGGAGTCCTTGGTTTCGGGAACGCGGTTCACTGCACCAAACACTTCGTACTCCCAGCCGCCGCCGGACTTCTTAGAGCGCTGCTTTGCCGCCATGAACCGGAACGGGTACATCTCGGCCGCCACCTTGATCTTCACGCGGGCGTCATCCATCCAGAAGCCCTTGCACTCGTGACACTCGATCACCCCGTCATCGCGCATAACCGCGAAGTCCGGCGTGAAGAAGGTCTTGTCAGCCAAGCGCAGCTTCAGGCCCTCGAACCGATACCACTGCACCTGACCGGCGCGTTTAAGCCCCTCAAGCACAGCGGCGTAGGCAATCTCGGTCTTGTTCATTTGGCCAACCGGCAGGCGACCGAGTGCGAAGTGCTTCATTGCTTTGGCCTCAATGCGAGTTCATAGCCGAGCGCGTCAGCCCATTTCGTCAGCGTGGTCAGTGTTGGATTGCGCCAGCCGTTCTCCAGGCTGTTCATGTACGAGCGGGAGTTGATGCCGGACAGAAGCGACAGCGCGTCTTGGCTGCACTTCTGTTCCTCCCGGATCTTGCGAAGCTCCGCGACAATCTTCATGCTGCCCTCACTATCGCGCGATAGACGGGCACGCGCGGCTTTTCCCGGCAAAGAACATGGTGCGGCGTGCAGTAGCTGGAGCCATCCTGCTTGGAATGACCGCAGTAGGTTACTGTATCGTCGCCATAAGGATATCGGCAGTCGCCGGGTTCAAGATCGAGCAACGTCAAATGTCGCGGCTCAATCTCGACACAGCGCAACTTGTACTGCGCCATTTCGACCGTCTTGATGACCCGCATGGCGTTGCTGTTCGCGTTCGCACGCACAATGCGGTCAACGATAAGATGGTGGCCCTTGTTGGCCGTGGACTTCTTGGGCTTCCGCACATACGGCGGACGCTTCGGCTTGTCCGGCGGCGTCAGGTTGAGCCGCTGCACCTTGCCGACGATGGCGTTCTTGGTGTGCGCCGTCCCGAACTGCTTGTTCAGTTCCTCGGCAATTAGCCGGTAGACCATCCCGCTCGCAAGCAGGCGAGTTAGTTCGGCGCAATGGTCGTCATGCCATTGCGCGCCGCCGTTCGGATTATTGTTAGGCACTTTCCCCTACCCTCTGTTGCCCGCGCGATGTGATGACTGGCGGGCCGTTAGTTGCCCCTGATCTCAGGTGCGATCTTGACCGCGTAGACTGCGCAGAGCGCTGACAAGCGCAGCAGTAGACGGCTTATGAAAATCCGGATCGGAAACGTTAAGTCCCGAAATGATTGATTCCAGTTGTGTTGCAAGCGCCGACGCCTCTCGTTGAGCTTGAAGAACCTCAACGGCCCTTCGAATGTCGCGTGCAGCCCAATGGTCTGGATCTTTGATCTCCCCATACCAAAGCGCCTTCACTGTTCGATGCGTAACTGTCGGGACACGCTCACACACCCTGTCCAACCAGCTCGCCCTTGTGTCTCCCCACTCTCTGGGACCGGCTAAAATCGCAATCTCTCTACGCATGACACTCACCCCTGTTTTGCCTGTCCGGATTGATTTTCCGGATTTTGGAAGCGGTTCGGAAATCGGTTCCGAATTTTGGAAACTCCGAGTTTTAAAAAATCCCCGTCACCAACGGGGGCCTTCATGAACGACAACACATCCTGGATCTCACTCGCCGCTGCGGTGGCGAATGTCGTGCGATGGTTAGAAGCTGGCGAAAAACATCAGAAAGATCGCGAGCGGCAGACTGCCGACCAGCGCAAGAACGAACGTCACGGCGAACAACACGCTGATGGTGTCCAACGCGGCTTGAAGAAAAGGCCCTCGACCGAGATCGAGGGAGTTGGACCGGTCGGGAGGAGAGTGACCGGTAACTGAATTGATTTTGCGCCAGTGCATGCTCATCGCAGCCTCGCGATGGCCAGCTCGGTCAATGCGATCCAGAGCACTTCGCCCGAGATCAAATAGACAACGAAGGCTTCCCAAATGGTCATCCCACTCGCTCCGGTTCTGCCGCCGTACGCATCTTCCAGAGCGAGTCCGGCGCTGACTTACCAACCGCGCGGAGTGCATCCGTGAGCACGACGTATGTGTTGGAAGGAAAGCTGCCCGCGGCACGCCACATTGAAAGCGTGCTGGCTTTGGCGCCTGTCAGCTCGGCAACGCCGGGGTTTTCCCCTAGCGCCTTGAACACTTCTGCGACTGTTTTTAGATCGTCCATACCCGGACGTTATTTCAACTCGGTTGAAATTACAAGTGCAAAATAGATTTGATACCAAAAAAGTTGAACTTGCGGCAGTGTTCCGCCGCATGGCAAAACGCGACCCCAAAGGCAGATTCGCTGATACTGCAATAAGATTGCGGGCGATCCGGCGTGCATCTCCCTACCCGACGCCACCACTTTTTGCAGAATTTCTTGGAATAACGGTTCCCCGGCTATCCAATTTCGAGAACGGCTACCCGATCTCGATGGATGTGCAGAACCGGATCGTCAAATTAATGCCGACGATCAACCGCAGCTACCTTATGGATGGCAACGAGGACGCTCTGACGGGCTTTACCCTTCAGAAGCTCCGGCCCTTGCTCGCCGAGGAAAGCGACACCACAAGGCCGCGCTCGCGGTCTAAAGTCGGTTCTGCCGGCTGATTTCCGCTTAAAAACCCTTCAACCAACTGTCTCGCCAGATCCAGGACCAGCAAAGCATCATCGCTGTCTTCTGGAAGAGCGGCCACGACTTGGATAGCATGACGGCGGTGCGATAAGTCCTGCATTCCCATTGCCCCCGGCATTTCTGGTTTTCAGAAATAGAACATACCAAGAACCGCTTGGCAAGTATATGTTCGGTACTCGACTCAACCCACGATGAGTCTGACGCGATGGGAAAGATTAGCAATTGTTAAAGTGTCCGATTCGGACGTTTGGAGACCGGGAACTTGTCGAGAATGGCTGGCAGCAGATTTTGGGGATCGAGTGGGGCGGCGCCGGGAGCGACGAAATAGCTGCGCCTCTCTCTGGTGACCTTTCCCAGTGCGATAAGCTCCTCAAGTCGGCGGTAAACGGTCTGCCGAGACAGCCCGCAATGTACCGCGATCTTGGTGGCCGTGGTCGGGCGCCCCTCCGCGTCACCGATGAAAACCCCCATTAGAACAAGCATCAGTTCTAGATTTGAGCCGAACCCACCCTCGTCTTGGGGGAAGGTAAGTTCGTGAATCGTGCGCGTCAGCGCCAGGTACCAGCGGCAGAGTTCTAGCCGCTGTTGCAGGGTCTCATCGGGTACGTGGGACTGGTCGTGTCGCAGCTTCAACTTGGGCATCCTGTGCAAATACAGGTTCCCGCCTTAACGAAAGATTACCGTATTTTCCCGGTTTCGGGCGGCAAAATAATTTCAACCTAGTTGAATTTAGATGTTGCTATTTCAAATCGGTTGAAGTAGATTGCTCCTACCAACACAGGGGCAAGCACATGACCGCAGCACAGAAAACCGCAGCCGAACTTCTCATCATGAACCGGGATGCGCTGGCCGCTCTCGTCGTGCTCGGCGCCAAGGCTGGCGATGCGATGCAGTTCATCACCAACCCAACTGATCGCTTCGTGGTCGCGCGCCTGCTGGTCACGGTGCGCTGATGGCTGACAGTGAGAGCAAGGTTTTGCGGGACTTTCTGACTAGCCCTCTATCCGTTGATGACGCGGCGCGGCGTCTTGTTCGTCTCGGCTACAAAGAAGGCGAGGCAGAGGATTTGATCGGAGAGTGGATCGAAGAAGAGCACGCGAAGGAAGGTATCTAATGCCGCACTACACGCTGACACTTTCCGGTCGAATGGCGCTTGCTCTCGCAAGTCTTTGCATCGCAGCCGGGTTTATCGCCGGGAGGTTTCTATGAACAACGATGATTGCCAGTGCCACAAGTCCGTTATGGAGCAGATTTCTCGCGACATGCGAGAGGGGGTGTTCCCGCGTAAGTCGGAAGCAACTCTGCGCGAGGAGGCAATGCCCCGCTACTTCGTCAGCATCTACACGGATGGCCCGGCCACGCGCTGGAACGTCATCGATCGTCGGACGCAGGAATGGGTACGGCGCTTTTCGACAGAACAAGAAGCGCTCGGTTACGCAGCAGCTTTGAACGACCCCTCACCCTCCAAGGGTAAAACAACATGATCCAGTTCGATGAAGGCTTGACCCTCTGCGGTCGCGCCACTTGGGGAACCAACGCCGGCTACATCATCCAGATCACCTCCCGCACCTATCGCGTTCGCTGGCTCGACGGCGAAATCACCGAGCAGCTTCGCCCTGATCTGGATGAAGACGAAACCGAATATGCGGAGGCTGCCGAATGACCAAGACCTTCGATGAAAAATGCTTCGAGCTTGCCGAGCACTTTCTGCAGGACGAGCCGGGCCTGAACACTGAGGCCGCGAAGACTACCCTCGCCGCCGAAATCCAATGGGCCGTTGAGTGCGAGATCCACTTCATGCGTTCGATGGTGGAGAAGGCGTCATGACCTCACAGCAGGAAGCCCAAGCAGCCCTCGATATCTACCAGTCCAATCGCGACGACCAAGAGCGGATTGACAGCCTTTTACGAGACTTCTTCGCCGACGTTCGGGAGGAAGAGCGAACGGCAGAGTTCAAGCGTCAGATCGACTGTGTGCGTGAGGAGATGGGTAGATGCGTGATTTTTACATCGGACTTGCCGTCACATGTATCGGGAGCTTTGTAATCGGATGCCTGATCTAGACAACGACATCGGTGGAATGACCAACGGCATCCTCGACAACGCGCTCGATCTTGTCGCGATTTGGAAAACCTCGCCGTGGCGCCGGGATGAGTTCGGCCAACGAGAACTCAAGGATCTTGAGCGAGCAAAAGAGCAGCTTGCCGGCCTCCAGCAATACATCCTGATCCACATGAACCGGAAGAAACTCAAGGGAGTTGCGTGATGAGCGCCAAGACAGAACTCTGGGACCGCCTCGGGAAGACTGACCCGGCGCACACGAAGTCATTCCAGCGTGCGGGCGGCTTCAAGGGTACGGCTATCAAGCCAATGTGGTCTTACCGCCGCATGACCGAGGAATATGGCGCCTGTGGCGTCGGCTGGGGCGTCGGCGAGCCAACCTTCAAGATCATCGAGGCGGCTGACGAGATCCTTGTCTACTGCATCGCCAGCGTTTGGCACGGCTCGAAAGAGAACGTCGTTTATGGCGTAGGTGGCGACAAGGCGCTGGCCAAGTTCAGCAGTGGGATGAAGACCGATGACGAGGCCCTCAAGAAGGCTTTTACGGACGGCGTAACCAACGCCCTCAAAATGATCGGCATCGGCGCCGACGTCCATATGGGTCTGTTCGAAGATAGCAAGTACGTCAGCGAAATGAAGGCCGAGTACGCAGGAAAAGGCGCTCCGGACGGCGCTCCGGACGGCTATCTGGACGACGGCGGCCTCATTCCGGCTGAGCACCTTATCGCCCGCGAGGACGGCATCCAGGTTCTGACGATGGATGCGCAGCGGCCGATCTTCTCCGAGCTGGAGAAGGAATTGAACACTTGCGCGACCGTCGAGGAATGCAAGCGCTGGGTGGTTTCCGCCAAGAGCCGAGCTTCGCGCCTTTCCGGTCATTGGAAGGACGACCTCAACAAACGCTACCTCACCCATCTTCGCGCAATCGAAAAGCGGGATGCAGACGAGTACATCGAAAGGAAAACGGGCTGATGGCTTACGAACAACGAGATAACAGCGGCTCCCTCTTCAAGAACGAGAAGAAGGAAAAGGACACGCACCCCGACTACACGGGCAACGGGATGATCGACGGCAAAGAGTTTTGGTTCTCTGCCTGGATCAAGACCGGCAAGAACGGCAGCAAGTTTATGTCGCTGGCGTTCAAGCCGAAGGACTTCGCCCAGCGTGAGCAGGCTGCGCCAAAGAAGGCCGATCCGATTTCGACTGGCCGCTTCAACGATGACATGCAAGACGACGTGCCATTTTGAGGCGAACGACCGACCAGAACCGGAAGATGTGGCCGCTTCTTGAGGAAGTAGCGGCTCAGACAACCCTCAACGGCGTTCAGTACGACGCCGAGGATTGGAAAATCATCTTCCTGTCTGCGCTCAACAAATCTCGGAAGCTCCAAATGAAGGTAATTCTCGGGATTTACGGAGAGCCGGTCAACCTAGGTCGGTCCAGTTCAAAGCTCGATAAGGAATTGTTCTCTGACCTGATCGAGCTAATTCAGGCGTTTGGTGCAGAAAACGGGGTTACGTTTCATGACTGAGCTTCGCCAAAGAATGCCGAGAGAGCGCGACAACAAGCACCTGGACTACATCCGGTCGCTCCCGTGCTGCATCTGTGGCGGCATCGACACGGAAGCCGCGCACGTGCGTACAGCGTCACTCGAAAACGACAAGCCGCATACGGGGATGGGTGAGAAGCCCAGCGACAAGTGGGCCGTTCCGCTCTGCAACCGACATCACCGCGAACAGCATTCGATGAACGAAATGGATTTCTGGCGATGCCACCAAATCAATCCGTTCATCCTGGCCATGACACTGAGGGCACGATGATCCCCGGCTATCTCATAGACGCGGCGCGGTTCCTGGATAATCCGCTTGTGCAGCTCGTAGCGCTGCTGCTGGCGGGATGGGTGGGATGGCGCTTTTGCGGTTGGTGGCAGCAGTCTTGAAGGAATCACCTCTAGACCCCTCGTAATAAGGATATTTGAAATGGCTAAAGCGAAGATTGCGACCAAGGCCGAGCAGGATCTGAACCGCTGGTGCATTGAAATGGCCATACGTTGGCCAACCGTCACCAGCTACGGCCACCCTCAAGGCGGCGTGTACAGCGCCGGCGGTGGCCTTCCGTCTCAGCAGATTGATGCGGACGTGATCGGCCGCGCCAACAAGATCATGGCTTGGGTAAAGGCACCGCAATCGTGAGCGACGGGGTATTTCGCAGACAGCCCATGACCATCGTGCTCCTAGCCATCGCCAGGCGCCGCGGCCGGGAGCACGCGACGATCATGCGCGCCATAGCAGCGGCTCACAAGGCCAAGCGGAGGGGGAAGAAATGACCCAGCGCGATCTATGCGGCTTTGTCACCGGCCTGGCTGTTCTCGCAATCGGTATTGGCGTCTGGTGGTACTCATGAGCGTTCCGTCCAATCCGTATGTCTCGCCCGATCGCTGGGAAGACATGCCGTGGGAAGAATACGACCAGCCCGATCTGGTCACGACCATGATCCTGTATCGAAAATACAGGACGGCGCTGGAGGAAATTTCGAAGATGGACGGCCCGGCGGGTCGCATCGCAAGGGAGGCACTATGACCGATCGTTCTCCTGACATCGCCACACGGGTTGAAGATTTGACCAAGCTGCTGAGCATCATGAAGGGCGCCAAGGGCCGGTCTGACTCGATGATGCGCGTCTGGGATCATGACATAACGGCGGTTGAAAACGCTATCGCCTCCCTCCAGCCCGCCAGCCCAGGAGAAATCGCGGTGCGCGAAGCTTTGCGGGAGTGGATCGCTCAAGGCTATATCGACGCTGACGGAGAGCATTGCGGGTCAGCGGCCTACGCTCCAGCGCTCTATGTAAAGTCTCTTGCCGCTCTGGAGGGCAAGTGATGACCTGTCACACCTCCCCGCGCAAATGCAAATACCCCGACTGTGCGTGTCCACCAGACCGCATGACCTCCCTTGAGGCCGAGGTCGTGAAACTCCGCGAGCAGGTCGATCAGCTTCTCGCCGAGCGACGGGACAGCCTGGATGCCTACGCTCAATCCATTCGCCGCCAGATAGGAATCCGCTGATGTGCTGCAACGTCCCCCACAGCGACACCACCGGCCCGACACCGCCCAGGATGACTGCATGGTACGCCATCCTCGTCATCTTTGGGTGGAGGGAGGACCGATGACGCGCCCGCATCGTGACACCCCATGATTTTCTTCGTCAAGGCACTGCTGGTTACCGCACTGGGCGGGTCAGCAATCGTCATCGTTTTCTTGTCGCTCGTTAAATTCGGCCTGGTCTTCGCTGCAATTATTGGATTGGCACCTTGAATGTCCTCGACCTTTTTTCCGGTATCGGCGGATTCTCCCTTGGCCTTGAACGAGCCGGAATGCGAACTGTCGCGTTCTGCGAGATCGATCCAAAGTGCCGCGAGGTACTTGGAAAGCACTGGCCAGGCGTCCCCATCTTCACCGACGTTACCAAGCTCCGAGGCTCCGATGTCGGACCAGTTGACGCTATTTGCGGCGGGTTCCCTTGCCAGGATATCAGCGTCGCAGGAAAGGGCGCCGGAATTGATGGCGACCGTTCCGGGCTATGGCGAGAGTACGCCAGAATTATTGGCGAGCTTCGACCCCGATACGTCATCGTGGAGAACGTCGCAGCGTTGCTTGGTCGAGGGTTGGACCGCGTTCTCGGAGACCTGGCCGCGCTCGGGTACGATGCAGAATGGCACTGCATACCGGCTTCAGCCGTTGGCGCTCCTCACAGACGAGACCGCCTCTGGATTGTGGCCCACTCCCCGCGCCAACGACGCGGAGAAACGCGGCCAGATAGCGAACGACAAGCGGAGCGGCCTGCCAGCGGCAGCGATGTACTGGCCGACGCCGACAGCCAGGGACTACCGCAGTGGGAGCCGATCGGTCGAAGGCTGGCAGAAGAGATTGGCCGATTCCAGAGGATGGCAGCTCAACGATGTAGTTGCGCGCTTCCCGACGCCGACAGCGAACCGACGCAGCGGCCTACAGAGCCATGGTGTGAACGTCATCCTTGGTCTTTTGAACCCGATGTGGGTCGAGTGGCTGATGGGGTTCCCGGCCGGGTGGACCGCCTTAAGCAGCTCGGCAACAGCGTCGTCCCGCAAATCCCGGAAATCATCGGGCGGGCAATCATGAGTCACACGCTGTCTTCGCAGCATCGAGCATCAGGAGAATAAAATGCATAGCGTAACCGAATCCATTTACGCCGGCAAAGGCACTATCGTTCCACTTGCGGACGTGCAGCACATTGAGACGCACAATCCCCTCGGCTTGATCGTCGTGACCAAGCACACCCGCTGGGACAAGGATGGGGACTTCTGGGCCAATAGCATTTGGATCGACGGCGCAGAGGCCACCGCATTCAAGGCCGCATGGTGCCGCTACCGCAGCGAGCTTGAAGCCGACACGCTGATGGATCTGTCGCCCTCTCCCCAGGAGAGCGAGCAATGACCGTTTGCATGACATATCCATGTCGGCGGACCACGGGCGGCTGCCCGGTCTGCGATCCGCCGGCACTGCATCCCATGTACATGCCACTACCGGCGCAGCAGCCGATGGGGTGCATCTGCCCACCAACCAGCGAGAAGACGTGCGAGAGCGGCATCTGTCCGCGCAAGAACCATCTGCGCGCTGGTGGTGCTGTGTCCACACCGGGGGGCTCCCATGACTGACGAAGAACTGGCTGGCTGGGCTCGCAACTGGCACTGGAACGACTGCGCCGAGGACAAGCCGGTCGATCCCTCGATCTATTTCCGCGATATGCGGATGCTCAAGGCGTTCGTTGCCGCGCTCGACGCTAACCGAGCCAATGAGAAGCGCACGAACTGCCAGCACATTAGAAGGACTGGCGGCGGCGGCTGCGGCGATGGCGGTTCTTATCATTATTGGATCTGTCACGATTGCGGCGCGTCGTATGACAGTCGCCCTGCTGTGGGAAACGCGCGAGAGCCCTCATGAACGGCGAACAGCGATACCGACAGGCCACGACTAAGGCTCGCATCCTTAGCAATCGAAACCTGCGCAAGTTTCTGGCGGACGAGATCGATTGGCTTCCGATGGCTAAGGATCGGGAGTTCATCATCTCGGAGTTCGATCGTCTGCAAGCCGAGATCGACCGATTGCGAAGGGCGATGCGGGAGATTGACTTCTACTCGACCGACCCGTGGGCCAGGAACAAGGTTCGCATTGCACTCTCTCCGTCACACTCACCAGTAACTAAGGCCGGCCATGACCCTGCCTGAATCGACAACCCCAGCGGCTCTAGCAAAGCACCTCGACTGGTCGGAAAGACGTGTGCGTGATCTCGCCAGGCGCCTTGGCGCGTGCCGAATTTTAGGCAATCGTATGGTTCTGCTCGGCGAAGATGTCGCCGCTATCATGGAAGCTGCCAAGCCATGCCCCTCAAAATCTATCGCCGTCCGGGAAGCCTTGTCTGGCAGTATCGGGGAACGCTTGCCGGACGTAGACTCCGTGGCTCTACTGGCGCATCTGACAAAGAAATCGCCACGCGAATTGCGTCCGAGGTCGAAAACAAGTTCTGGAAACGTGGTCTTGATTCAAAAGAGCAGGCGCTGACATGGCCGAAAGCTGTCGCTTTGTATCTGTCGGCGGGGAAATCATCCAGGTACCTTGTGCCATTGTCCAAATACTGGGGCGATGCGCTGGTCAAGGACATGAATGCTGGGTCTATCAGGCAGGCCGCAGTGGATGTCTATCCATCGGCAAAGAACAGCACCCGGAACACCCAGGTAATAACGCCGACGCTGGCGGTGATTAATCACTGCGCCGAGCTGCAACTATGCCAGCCGCTGCGAATGAAGCGGCTAAAGATCGACACCAAGATCAAGAAACCCGTCACCCTGGAGTGGATCAATGCCTTTAGAGCCGCAGCCGACAGAGATGACATTGCAGTTCTTGGAATGTTTATGTTCGCCACAGGCGCAAGAGTATCCGAGGCTTTTGCTGTCAAATGGAGTGACATTGATTTTAAAGAACGCAGAGTACTCATTCGCCAGTCAAAACTCGGAAACGAGCGGCGAGCACATTTGCCAACTGACCTTTTCGTGGCGCTTGCCAATCTACCAAGAGACCGAGATCCCTTCGCCATCGCCTACACCACAGCCAGAGAGGCTTGGGATCGAACCGTCAAAGTGGCAGCCATCGAGCGGCTGACCTTCCATAGCTGCCGCCACGGCTTCGCTACGGCCCTGCATCATAAGGGAGTTGGCGTTAAGACCATCGCAAGAGTCGGAGGATGGAAATCGGCGAAGCAACTGTTCGACACGTACCTGCACGCCGACGAAGATGCGACTGTGACAGACAAGCTTTTTGACACAGATTCTGACACACCAAAAAACGAAGGCAAGAAAGATCAACACGTTAGGTCTAAGAAGTGA